ATAACAAGAACGCCAAGCCAGACAACGGCGTGGTGGTGCATGTAAAATCGGAGGACTTATAATGGGTAAAGTAAAAGCATTGTATATGGACGCGCAAGAAAACCCGTTCATCGCATGTCCTGAATGTAAGGACACAGATCGGCATGGACAGGTGCCAAGTGAGGAATTTAAATGGGTGTGCGGTATCCAAGAACCGTTCGAGGTGTGGGTCGAGTGCGAGAACTGCAAGGGTCTTGGTGAAATCGAACGTGATTGGGAGGACGAGGATGCTTGAGTATTTGAAAGATAAAAACGTCACATGTGGTAAAATATTACGGCATGAGGCAAGCGGTAGCGACAAGGCAAATAGGATTTGGGCGTACCGTAATGACCTTGGTGAGGAATATTTAGCAGGTAGTAAATCGCAGTGTCGAAGAGAGGCTATCAAAGATTTGCGCCTGTGCCGCGTCGATCTGGTTGTGGAGTATACCGCCGTTGGAGGTATTCACAGGTTTGATTACTCTGACACTTTCCAGAAGCAAAACATAAATGATCTTGCGGATAGGCTAAAAAGAGCGCGAGGCCGCGAAGCATGGTTTGAAAAACTTTACGAAGAGTCTTGCGCAGAAAACAGAGAGTTGAAAGCCAAACTAGCAACCATCGTAAAGTTCGCAGAGGGTAAAAATTAAGATGAATGATACGGTCAATCAAATGAAACTGGTGGCAAGGGCCGAGAACTCTGTGGCGCGTCAGACGTGGGGCCATGCCCCGAAACGTAGTGGCGCACCGCGGACGAAAGAACTACCGCTAAAGGCTAAGAGTATAGAGGCATACCTGCAAGATGGCATGTCCCGCACTGACATCGCCAAGGCCATGGGTACAAGCTACCAAGCTGTCACCAGCTATATAAACAGATACGATCTTGGGGGCTGAAGGGATGTTATATGTTAGACCATCTACCTGACACGTTAGCAGCAGAGTTGGACCGACTAGGTGTTTATACCACAAGTGACAACATCAAAGAACTTGGGAGTTCTGCGCCACGTCCAAAGGAATACACGTTCAAGAAACCAAACCTTGATGAACATGGAGAACCAGACTTTTGACTGATGAAGAGATTGATAAGAAGATTGAGATCGCTGGCGCTGTTGGCGCTTTCGTAGGCTTCATATGTGGTGTGGGTCTGATGACCCTTGTAGGTATCATATTTTGAGGTGGTCGTGTGGGTGACCGTGAATGTTGGCACATTTAGCAGCGTCGAAACCAAAAAACATAGTTGCGATGAAAGTCACCCACGCAAAGTTTATAAACCCTGCCAACAATGTTGGCAACAATCATTTAGGGAAATCCCTAAATCAAATGGAGAAAGACATGGGACTAGATCATAAAACCGTAGCACAGGCTAAAGAATTTTACGAAACGAACACGGCGGTGTTAGATGAAGCGCAGCAAACGAACTCTCGGTTGCGTGAGTTTGCTCGAACCGTAGAACGTGCGATGCGCGTCAAGACTGTACCGCGTGACCGTAACACCGCATGGGTTTACCGTGACAAAGACCTCATGGCCATCGGGTACATAGGGTATGGCGACTTCACCACCAGCGTAAACGGCGATAACAAGTTCATTGTCTGTGCGCGGGGTATAGAAAACATGAAGTATAGCGAGTATGGAGATCAACACAATATGCGTATGGCGTTGAAGATGGATACCGCCATGAAACATGCTAAGAGATACCTTGTACCTTACAGCCTACCGGAGTGCGCTGGCGTGTTTGCTCGACAAGTCAAACAAGAAGTTAGCAACGTAAGAGTAAGGGTCAAAGACAAGTATTCTGAAACCAAGAGAGCTGTGGGTATTAACGAACGTACTTACGGTGACGATGAGAAAGCCGCAAACCGCCTGATGTCAGAGCTTCGCAGTATGCTACAGGCAGGGCATAGCTTCATTGACAAGGCGTTGGACGCAGACATTCGTGCAATGTTTGAGGCAGCGGATGGGTTCAAACACTTCGAGGAGGTCGTGCCTATGGACTTCATACATGTTCACGAGCAGTGGGGCAAACAGGTCGTCGGGCGTGTCACGGTAAAAGACATAACGGCGTGGCGTCCCGAACACGAGAACGTGTGTACGTTCCGTGCAGAAGAAGTACCCGAGGAAATACAGCACGGGTGCGCGGCTATGAGTATGTGTGAGGATGGGCACTTCGTTGAAGGGGTTGGTTACAGAGTTAATGACCACACGTTTTACCTCTACAAGTAAGGTGTTATCACATGGACGCAACCAAAAGTATTACTTACCGCGTGAACATAGCATACGATACTAAACAGGTCACTATCACAAGTATTGGCATGGAAAGTGTTGACACAACCGTAAAGGATAACTACAATTCTGTAGACGAGTTACCGACTTGGATGCAGGATCGCCTTGCGGTGCTGTCTATGTTGGAGGTTCCACCCCCACCAAATGATGTGGTTGGCGTGGGATCACGGATAGGCCCGTACTTGTTCTGGGTCTACAATTAGGGAAATCCCTAAATGGCGAGGGGTCACGGCTCCTCGCTTGGGGGGTACTGGTATCAATGGAGAACGACGATGACACCCGAAGCAAAAGTCAAAAAGAAAGTTGTGGCGCAGCTAAAGGAGTTACACGCATACTATTTCTATCCTGTTACAGGTGGGTACGGTAGAAGCGGTGTGCCTGATATAATTGGCTGCTACCGAGGCTTGTTCTTTGGGATCGAATGTAAGGCTGGCAAGAATAAGCCCACCCCACTGCAGGAAAAGAACCTGAAAGAGATACGTGACGCAGGTGGTTTGGACATGGTGGTCAATGAAGAGAATATGAATAACGTGGCAAAAGACCTTATGGGTTGGGCCACTGTTATTGATGGTAAACCCTAGCTGTGAGTGGGTTGCGGTAATGACATTGTCCCGCGAAAACCACAGCAGTACGAGCAGAGGAACTCCATGCACTTCAGAGTGCGGTCTTTCACCTTTGTGATCGTATCGAAGAAACCGCGATATGGTTAGCCCCTGCGAGTCTAAGCGCAGGGCACCACTTTAACAATGGAGGCAGACATGGATGATAAAAAACTAAACCCGTTTCAAGAGAACGAACTGAAATGGTTGCGTAGGCAGGTCGATAGAGCGCAAGATGATGTGCACCGCGCAGATGCTCACCCTAACGCGAAACAAGATTTGTGGGTGGCGCGAGAGCACTTGGATGTGTTTGTTCGTAAGCTGCGGCAAGAGGGTAAGAACATATGAGTAGGGTCATAAACATAGCCGCCGAGCGTGGTAATAAAGTGTTTGAAGACACGTTACGGAACACGCAGTACGGAGATAGTATTGTGTATCACGTAGGAGAATATGCAGGAGGTACGCACCGCGCCCCTGCAATGCAAGCCAGTAACGAAGGCTATGTAAACTTAGTACAAAGAAAGTTAAGTCCAAAACTTTTTGAATACATTGCACAGCGGCGCAAAAAGAAACTGAAGAAACCCCAATAATCGTTTAGGAGAACGACATGGCTAAGAAGAGTAAAGCGGATAAAATCTGGGCGTATAAGATCAGACATCCCAAAGCCACAACAAGCGAAATCGCTAAGGCTACTAAATCATCCTACAACTACGTTCACGCGCTGATGGCTAAGGTCGGCACACCGAAAGAAGTGTTCGAGAAGGAGGCGAAGAGGGTGACGCGTGGTCAAGTGTTAGATACAGCCAAGGAGTATGTGACCAAGGATCGTGCATCTGACCATGGTAACATGGAAGATAACTTTAATACTATCGGTGCGTACTGGTCCGTGCACCTTGGTGTCACGGTGGATGCTACTGACGTGGCCGTGATGATGAACCTGTTGAAGGTCGCACGCATCAAGTCGAACCCGAAGCACCCCGACAACTGGGTGGACGCATGTGGTTACATGGCATGTGGTGGTGAGATAGTGAGTAAGGGCTGATGGACCTTATAACCCTAGACTTTGAGACGTATTACGATAGGGACTATTCTCTGCGTAAGATAACAACAGAAGCCTACGTCCGTGATCCTCGTTTTGAGGTGATCGGCGTAGGTGTGAAACTGAACAACGGAGAAACGGAGTGGGCCAGTGGGACGTACAAAGAAATTAAGAGATACCTCAAGACCTTCCCTTGGGAAGACGCTATGTTACTTTGCCATAACACTATGTTTGATGGTGCCATTCTTAACTGGCGTTTTGATATTCGTCCTCGCATGTATACCGATACTCTGTGTATCGCCCGTGCTCTTCATGGGACTGAAGCTCGCGCAAGTCTCGCTGCGGTTTCTGAGAGGTACGGTGTCGGCACTAAAGGGCATGAGGTACTCAACGCACTCGGAAAACGGCGTGGAGATTTTGCACCCGAAGACTTAGAGCGGTACGGCGACTACTGCGTCAATGACGTGGACCTTACCTATAAGTTGTTTAGCATAATGGCTAAACAGTTCCCCCGCCAAGAGCTACGTTTGATTGACGCTACCCTGCGGATGTTTACCGAACCCACACTGAAGTTGGATAGCGGTATGCTGCAGTCGCACCTAGAAGATGTGAAAGATCGTAAGGCCAAGCTGCTAGAAGCTGCGGGGGTGACGGACAAGAAAGACCTGATGTCCAACCCGAAGTTCGCAGAGCTGTTAAAAGGTTTTGGCGTCAAGCCTCCAATGAAGATCAGCCCCACCACAGAGAAAGAGACGTTCGCGTTTGCTAAGAGTGACGAGGCGTTCAAACTTCTGTTGGAGCACGAGGATGATCGCGTACAGTCCTTGGTAGCCGCACGGCTCGGCACGAAATCCACGCTGGAAGAGACACGGACACAGCGGTTCATAGACATCGCTGACCGGGGGTGTCTGCCCGTCCCTGTAAGATACTACGCTGCGCATACAGGCAGGTGGGGTGGAGATGACAAGATCAACCTGCAGAACTTGCCCAGCCGTGGACCTAACGGTAAGAAGTTAAAGGGTAGCATCATCGCACCCGAAGGACATTCGCTCATAGATTGTGACAGTTCGCAGATTGAAGCGCGTGTGTTAGCGTGGCTTGCGGGGCAGCATGACCTGACCAAGCAGTTCGCAGATGGCGAGGACGTATACAAGTACATGGCGTCCAGTATCTATAACGTGCCAGTAGATGGGGTAAACAAAGACCAGAGGTTCGTGGGCAAGACTACCATTCTTGGCGCGGGGTACGGTATGGGTGCGCCGAAGTTCCAAGCACAGTTACAAGGCATGGGCGTCTACATAGAATTAGATGAAGCGCGGCGCATCATACAAGTGTATCGTGATGCCAACGGAGCTATCAGTCAGTTATGGCGAGACGCTAACAACACGGTGCAGTATATGCAGCGCGGCGACAGTTTACAGTTTGGTAAGGAGGGCGTGTTAAAAGTAGACGCACAGAAAAACGCCATCGTATTACCTTCTGGCCTACCTATGTTCTATCATGGGCTGGCAGCGGAGCAGGGTGAACGAGGTCCAGAGTATACCTATAAGACCCGAAAAGGTCCGAACCGTATATACGGTGGTAAGGTGGTGGAGAACGTGTGCCAAGGGATTGCACGGTGCATCATAGGCCACCAAATGTTACTTATTGCCAAGAGATACAAAGTTGTGCTAACAGTACATGATAGCGTTGTGGCCTGTGTTACTGACGAAGAGTTAGATGAAGCACGAGC